CGTATGCTAAAACTTTTCCGTTTGCTAACTTCACCATTCCGAAGTTTGCCCCACGAGAGTTTACCATTGTTCCCGTTTGAACAAATGTGTTGTTCGACTTAAATAGATAACATGTTGATCCTGCAGACACTAAAACGTCTCCAGTGTTCAATGCTATGTTATTGTAGTAAGGTGAACCTGAGTAAGAAAGTCTTGATCCAGTTAAATTTGTCCACGAATCTGGTTGTGCTGTGCTTGGAACGTAACCGGAATAGGAAGTACCAACGCTATCTTGAATTGAAATACGTACAGCACTTGCTACTGTATTTGCAATTCTGAATGACACTGACAAAAGTGTGTTAACAAAGACAGTTGGATTTGCTATTGCCTGTTGCAAGTACATCTGCGAACTTGCTGTTATAGATGAGACTAATAACTTTGCTGCTGCTTTACTTGATTCAGGGAATGTCGTATCCTTCGAAATTACGAATGTTGGTGAACCTGTGTACTGCATGGCCCATGCATCAGCAATATTCGTACCTGACCCAGGTGTCGAAAAGCTATTTCCGTATCCCCAATTCTCAAAGCCACCATTAGCTAAAAGATTAGCTAACGTGAAAGGAGCTGCTGAAAGTTGTCTATTTCCTAACTGTGTTTTTGCCATATTTTATTCCTTACTTTTGGTAGGTAACCAATAATACGTACCCTGCCGTGGGTGCGGTGTTAAACGTAATAGTTGCTCCTGAGATTGTATAGTCGTTTGTTGCTCCAACATTTTGCAATGAACCATTCAAGAAGACCATTTCACTTCCAGCGATTGGTGTATTTGCTAAGTTGAATACTGTGTTTGATCCATCGACGTTACCTGAAGGAACTTCTCGAGTTACAGTGTGACTTGCAACTGTTACCCACGTTAAGTTTCCACTACCATCGTTTTGTAAAGTTGTACCACTTGCACCTTGTGATCCTGGTAAACTGATTGTATAGTTTCCAAATAAACTTCCAGATGCTAGCATCGTAATCGCTGACGATCCAAAACTTCCTACGAACTTGACACCTGACTTAACGTACAACGATCGAATACTTCTACTTGATGTTGCTGATCCAAGATCTAATGAGTTGTCAGCATTTGGTAACAACGAAAGATTGAACGCGACAGTACCACTTAAATTGCTTAACTGTTGATTTGCAAATGTTGTATCTACGTAATTCTTAGTAGCTGCGTGTTGTGCTGCAGTTGGATCGGCTAACTGAATGATCTTGTGCAGATTCATATTCAACGCAGGTGTTGTTGTATCTAAAAACATTACGTCAACTGTAGAAATAGCGTTACTAAATCTAATTGCGAACGTACTATCACCACTTGGATTGATTCTTCCAGTTGTTAATCCAACAGCACCAACTGACCCAGTTAATGTCAATCCGTTGAATGTAACATTTGCACCTGTGTCAATGTTCTGCGGTAAACTTAGTACGTAAGGTGTTCCTTTCGTAACTGTAATTTGATTTACTGTACCGTTGATCGAGTTATTGATAACAGCGTTTTGGGCTGCGTTAACTCCATAGAAGTCGTATGGGCTACCTGAAGCATATTGTAGTGTTCCACCTAACGTACTCCACAGAACTCCGAATGCTGGAGTAACGATAGACAGTGTTGATCCATTTGTTTTGACAAGTGCAGGTGCTGCGGTAGCTAAAGATGTTGTACCAGTACCACCGTTTGCAATTGAAATAGGTGCTGCAATTCCGATAGCGTTTCCAACAATTGAAAGTCCGTTACCAGGATTGAGAGCGATACCAGCTCCCGTAAGAATAATTGCCCCTGCGGGATCTTTTTGAACACTAATGTCTCCAACGTGTGTTAAAAGTGATGCGTCTAGTGGGTGAACGTCTAATTGATTTCCAGTCTTTGTTAAACCATTACCTGCTATGATCGATCCTGCTCCTGAGAACTGTGAGAACATCAATGCAGTTGTATCTACAGTAATTGGATCTGGAGTTGTTAAGACCCAACCTGACCCTGCGTTAACTGTTCCTGCTGAGATAAATGTAAAGTCTCCTGACTTAACTGTTGCTGAGTTATCGAAGTCAGTTGCTCGTGTTAAAATATAAGGATGTGTTGCATCTCCAACTTGCGTGACCGTGTAAATACCATTGTCGGCTTGAGTTGTTTGATTTTTGACAAGAATACGATCATTTAAAAGTGTCGTGTATCCATCAACAACGAATGCCCCATTTGCAGTAGCTGTTAAAGTCTTCCCAACTTGAGAACCTGCTGCGGTAACAGAAAGATTTACTGTCGTAGCAGCTTCACACGACGTTTTGATTGACAGACCCTGTGAGGTTGTATCAACGTAGGCCTTTGTAGCAGCACTGTCTGCGGAAGAAGGTGTTCCAATGTGCTTAATTTCATGCCCAGCAGCATCTAAGGCAGCTCCAAGTAAAATTGTCCCTGGAGTGTTAAAATTAAGGTTTTGAGCCACGCCATCACTTCCGTATAAAATACGGTTCATGAAGTCAACAGAAATTTCACCAGTAGGTGCGTACAATCTCTTATTCGTTATATCAAGAACAAGATTGCTAAGTAAATCATCAATGGAAGGAACTTTCAACGCAGTCGTTACAACTACGTTTTGTGGAAATGTAAAGTCAACTAAACTAGCAGTAATCTTGCTAGGAATTAGTGTTCCGTCCTGTGTTTGAGTATCTAAACGTATTTGAGTTACGGTCATAAATTTCCTCTTACTTTATGTAGCTGACACGAACTTTGCTGTTCGTGATTGGAGCTGTCGTAAAGGTAATAGTTGCTCCTGAGATTGTATAGTCACTTGGAGGATCTTGAAGAACACCGTTCAAGTACACGGATTCCTTTCCAGCGATTGGTGTGAACGCTAATGTGAATGTAACGTTAACACCGTTAACTGTTCCTGTAGGTGTTTCTCGTACAATGTAATCTGTTGAATCATTAACACTAACCCAAGCAGTTCCATTGTAGAAGTTGATTTCGTTTTCAGTAGCATCGTAAACAACTAATCCGGTAGCAGGAGAAGCAATTGCATTCTTCTGCGTTGAAGTCATTCTCGGAGGTAAGAATCCACGTGTTGTTGAATCAATTTGCAGAACAGCGCTTAATTGTGTTGCTGTGAAGTCAGGTAGGTTTGAGAATGTACCTACTTCATTAGGTCCCCACGTGTATGTTGTTCCTGCAGCATCTCGTGTAAGGAATTCTATACGAGATTGAATTGCACTGACTCCACCTTTGAAACTGTCATTCGTATTAAGTTGAATTAGGTTGAACGGATTACCATTGAATGGACTGTTTGCGTGTAACCATCCACTAATTTCGCCAAGGAATTGACTTCCGTCGTGTGTGTAGAAATCAATTTGACCATTTTCATCTTCGTTTTGCTCTCCCCAGAACGTAAGACTATTTGCTGAAGAAGGAGCACATTTAATGATTAGGTCTGCATGTGGAATAATGACATTGCCTGGAGTTGTCAATACGCCATTTTGGTCAAACAACCATTGCTGACCAGCGCCATTCTGAATTGTAACGTCTCCGGGTTGACTTTCTCCAGCAGCTTGAAGATAAAGATGTTCTACTCCACCCGTATTGTTAGCGTAAATGAGTGCAATTTGTGTAGAGTTGTCCCCAGTTATAAATCCGATAGCACTAAAGTTGTTGTTGCTTGAAGCTCCCATCAACTCAATCGTTGTGCTATTTCCACCACCTGGATTTGCATCGATATGAAGTCCCAAACCACCTTCGTGAGTAGGTGCACCAAAGTATGCAAGACCATTCACGAGTGAAACTTTTCCAGGGGTACCAAAATCTACGGCTGACGTTCCTGCAAAGTCATATAACTTACGAGCAGCAGTACCAAACGACATAGCAATAGTTAATGACGTGTCATACAACTCATTGTTGTTGACATTCATTATCTCGTTGTTACTTTGATCGAAGAGATATCCTGTGTGTGTCTGTCGAACGAAAAGACTTCCAACTGACGGATAACTAGCTACTGTAACACTGTTAGGAATGTGCCAATCTATGTTAGGTGTAGCACCGTCGTTAGCAATACACTGTCGTGCATTCCAATCGAGAGCAGAAACATTTGAAAGATCGAATCCAGCGCGTTGACCGTTAAGCCAAATTGCACGAGTTCCTGCAGGGTCATAAATAGTTGAAACGTGTTGAAGATTGTGTCCAGCAACATCTACGTCACCGGGAGTTACTAAGTTTCCACTTGGGTTAAATGTCCACGTGTTCGCATTGTTGTTAGTTCTGAGAAGTAACTGAGTACCGTCAACTGAAAGAATTTGACTGTTGAGTGTTTGTGCGGCGTTTTGAAAGACAATGTAAGAACCATTGTCAGTATTCATTACGAATTCGACAGCGTTTCCATTTCCACCGTCATTGAGAGTCATTTGTCCAGCAAAAGTATTTACTGAAAGAACATTGATGGCTCCAGCAGCATTTTGAATTGTAACAGCGTTTGGTCCATCTGAACCTGCACCGGGTCTTAACGCTAATGGACTTGTTCCAGTTACTAGAGGTGTGTGAACTGCAACTGTTGCTCGCATTTCTCCAGTTACGTCTAATCCATAAGCGGGGGCAGCATTCCCAATTCCTAGTCGAGCATTTGCAATGTCCCAGTAGAAGTTTGGATTTGCTCCGAACAATCCTCCACCAGCATTAAACTGAACATCACCAACTGCTCCAACGGGAGATCCAACTGGTAACCAAGCAATGCCTGTCCAGAAGTTAAATAGGTTTGAATCTAAGTTGTAAATCGTTAATCCGATTGCAGGAGAAGAAATTGCGTTTCTCTGTGCAGTCGTCATACGAGGAATTAACAATCCTTGTGTCGTTGACGTCATATCCACTAACGCAGAAGCAGCGGGAGTTAGTGTTCCGATACCAACCTGTGTTGCAAATGTAGCAACTCCAGTGACACCTAAAGTACTATGCAAGTTTGTTGCAGCGGTGACATCTAACGTGTCGTGCATTGTTGCAGCAGCAGTAACGTCTAGTGTGTCATGCATTGTAGCAGCTAACGTCACATCTAATGAATTGTGAAGTGTAGTTGCTAAAGTTACATCAAGTGTGTTATGTAGCGTTGCAGCATTAGTTACATCAAGTGTGTTATGTAACGTTGTCGCATTTGTAACGTCAAGTGTATCGTGTAAATTTGTAGCATCGATAACATCGAGTGTGCTGTTATCAGTAACTGCACCGTCAAGAGTCGACGTTCCAATAACGTGAAGGTTATTGTGAGCTGTTACAACTCCAGTAATATCTAGAGTGGTATCAAACTGTCCTGTTCCTTGGACATGGAGATTATTGTGCGCTGTAAGAACACCCAACACATCAAGCGTTGTATCCATCGTTGCAGCGCCAGTCGATTCGAGTGTGTTATGTACAATCGTTGCTCCAGTCACATCTAACGTATTGTGTAAGTGAGTTGCTAGAGTTACATCCAACGTATTGTGTAAAGTTGTTGCACCGGTTGCATCTAAAGTACTGTGCATATTCGCAGCACTGGTTACATCTAACGTACTGTGAAGTGTTGACGCACCTATTACGTCTAATAAATTATGAAGATGTGTTGCCCCAGTTACATCGAGTGTTGATAGTAATGAGGTAGCACCTGTGACTGTTGTGGTTCCAACGACACTCAAGTTTCCTGAAGTGTCCAACGTCATTATTGTACTATCACCACCAACCAAATATGTCTGAGGTTGTGCAACCTGAATGAGTGTAGGTGATCCCACAAGAACAGTATTGACTAATGTGCTTGCTAATGCATTTGAAGACACTAAGAACTGAACTGTTGATGCTTGTGTCGTAGGCGAAATGTGAACTAAGATTGCAGGAACTGTAACGAATACGGATTCGTTTCCAGGTGTTGTATCAACAATGTACTGGATCGAAATAGCATCACCACTGTCTCCTGGGTGAACTGCTGTGTAATTAACCCCTTGGATAGTTGATTGTGCAAATGTTGCATTTCCTGTTTCCCAAATGTGTTCTGAAGTTGGGTGAGTATTGTTAGTGTTGATAACATAAACTAGATCTGAGTCTGACTCAAGTGACAACTGTTGACCAATTGGTCCTTGAATAAGTGAAGCGATGATTGTTCCACCACCACTTTGTCCAACACCTTCCCAAGCTACGCCAGTGTCAACCAACATCTGTCCAATATCTGCTCTCCAAATCAATCGTCCAGGGTGTCCTGTCGGAGGATTGACGAAGACGTTTTCGATACGCATGTCCTGAACTAAGTTACCATTGAACTGAATATTCTGAACAACGCTATCTACAGGTGCAGGAACAGCTAATTGAGTAAGTGTTGCAACTCCATTAACGTCAAGTGACATTATGGTTGCAGTATTACCAACAGTCAAGTTTTCTGAAAGTGCTAATGTCTGTGCAGCAATATTTCTCTGTACGGTTAAGTTACCACCGTTGCCTGAAGCAAACAAGATCGACAAACTTGCTCCAGTAATTGAACAGTCCCCAGCGGGAGTAAGGACTGGATTACCTGTGATAGGATCAACATTCGTTATAGCTTGAATCGTAAGTTGAGCAGCAGTAACGTTGTTTGGAAATTGAAAGTCGTCCGCAGCGTTCGTACTAATATACGAAGGTCTAATTACGTTCGTAGGTAACTGGAACGTATTTGGGTTCAACCATGTGTGAGGTTGGCTTGTAAGTACAAACGAAGATAGCGTCAACTGATTAAGTGTAAAGAGATCCGTTGGGGACATCTTTGCAGCAGTAATCGCTTGATTAGCTATAATTGGTGTTGTACAAGATAGCGGAATCGCTTGTGTACTTAGATCAATTGTTGCAACCATAGTTATTTCTCTCTTATGAAAGCTTGTCGTAGTTCACACGAATATAGTCAGTTGGCTTTGGAGCCGTGACCAGTGTGAAGATTGGGGCAGAGCCTTCATTGAATTGTACGACTTTGATTTGTCTAACTCCGTTCACGTATACTTGCAAAGTTCCCGCCTCGTAAGTAAATAGTGTCATGAACGTCGTGTTTACGTTATCCTGAACTCCGGTTGGGGTCTCATCATTAACTTCATTATTTACTATAGGTACTAAACTTGAGAACGGTTGCTCTTCGAAACTGTGAAAACTGTTATCCTGAAAAGCTGTTGTCAATGCTAGGTTACTTTCATTTCCACCATTGTCAACTGCTGTCACTTTGTAGTAGAACACAATTCCGAATTGAAATGGAACATGGTCTACATAATTTGTCACTGCTGCAGGTGTATTTGCAATCAACGTAAATAAACTTGCATCTGTTGGACTTGGACTTCTATAAATTCTGTACTGAACGATATTGACTTCAATATTTGGTTGCCATTCGATCAAGAACCCTCTCTCAGCGATTAAGTTGATGACGTTCATTCCTCGGACTGGAAGTGGTCCAGCAGGAGTGATAATACTTCCCAAAGATACTTCAACAGTTGGTACTGTTGCTGAGTTCTGTGCTCGAACTCGTCCGTAGTATTGTGATGCAGAAGTCAATCCACTAAAAGTATACCCTAACGAAGAGATTGGTCCGGATGTCATTACTCCAGTAGCGAATCCAGGATCAAGAGACAAGTCTGCAATGTATTGAGTTCCAGGTGGGTTTAAATTCTGTCCCCACTCTGCAGTTACTGTTGTAGCAAAAACGTTTTGAAATGGACGTAACTGTGGAGGATTTGCAAGTGTCAATGCAATCGCAGCAGGACCAAATGGCGTCTGTCCTGTTCCAACACTATCTACAGCAGCGGCAAGAGAAACAGCGTACGTAGTATTTGGAACTAAAGCAACAAGAGTAATTGTTGGTGTCGTTAAGTAAATAGGATCAACTTGCAATGCACCAAAACTATTTGCATACTTCGTAACAGCATTTGCAGACACAGCAAAGAGATAGAAAGTCCCACCGGGATTTCCATCTGGTTGACGTGTGATTGTAAATGACGTCGGTGTGATGCTAGATAGTACAGGTGCTACTGGAGGATTAAGTGGCATTGTTATTTCTCGTTAGCCTCTTCACATTGTGCACACATTTTACCTTCGTCTGAAGGATGACCGCATTGTGGGCATTCATCTTCGTGATCTGCTACTTTAACTACGTCTTCTGCTTTGAGTTTTAGAAAATCTATTCCAATTGGTGTGGCAACAATTTCATCTGTGTCTACGTCATTTAATGGAACGGTTACGACGGTATCAAACTCGATTAACTCGACGTCATTTCCCTCAACGTAGTTAATTGTTGCTTGGCACCCGATCGGCAGTTCTACCTCGGTTTCCCCGACTATTTCACTACCTTCTACTGGTTGTGCAATCGTGTAATACCCGTTATCATTTATAATTGTCGCTTTAACCTTGACAGGTCTGATGAACCTAACAAGATCACCAGTCTTCAAATTAACGCCTGGAACCTGTGCATTCTTTTCTACCTTATCGACCTTCAAGTTGGCAATCGATGACAACACTGGATCTTCGAATCCATTGATTACAGATTGCACAACATCAGTGACCGTCACTTCGCTGTCCTTTGGAATTTCAAGGTCGAACGAAACACGGTACAAACCGCTTAGCTTTTCTTTTGTCTTATCCATTGGGCGCTCCATTATTGGTTCCAAGTGAACGCTGAACCTAGAGCAATCTTTAAGAACTGTCCGATCTGAGATTGATATCTAGGTGTGCCTACACCCTTTCCTCCAACTTTGAACATTTCCGACTTCTTGAAGTTCTCAACCATTGTACGATACATTGCAAGCAAGTTTTTGTAGTTAATGTCGATTCGAGGAACTTGCTGAACGTTAACAGTTAAGCCATTGTCGTTGTAGTCAAAATCTTGTAAAGTTGCTTGCGCCTGGAAATATAGCAACTCTGAGAACACAATTACTCCAAAGTACAGTATTGGTAAAAGTACATCTGGAGCGTCTTCTGTTGAGTACCCTGTTAATGGAGACCATACATTTATATCTGCTAGTACAACCTCCACGAACGCTAAAATCTTTTCGTCTTGAACATTTGCTGAAAACGCTTCTGGCATAAGTTCACGTGACTTGGTTACGATCATTTGTTGTCTTAGTGTTAGTGCATTTGGAAACACAAACGGCAACGTTGGTGTGACTACTGAGGCAGCTGTTCCTGGAAGTGAAGCGTTTGTCCCAAGAGAGTCTGCGGCAGCTATTAAAGTAATGAAATATGACTGGTTTGGAATCAATCCGAATATCGTCAACGAATTATTGTTTGGTTGTTGAAAGATAATCGTAGGTTGTAAGAACCCTGACGTATTAACCCACGAGATAGCAGAAACTGTTTGGATCTGAATAGCGTACCAAGTACCCACAGGATTCCCATCAGGATTGATTGTGACTGTGAAACTGCTCGCAGTCATATTCGTGATCGATGGTTGTACTGGAGTGTTGTACGTCATTTTCTTATGCTCCGATTACCTTTGCTATTGCCTCGTCATTTGATAAAACTAATGTTGCTGTTGTCTTGATAGTTGTTTCAAAATCTAAAACGTTTGTTTGATCTGTTGGATCTGTTCGATCGAGTTCGATTTTAGAAATGAATCCTCGAGTTAAGTCGACGAGAATCAAATCATAAAATTCGTTGCTCTGTGTGTAGTAAGTCGTTCCTGCGAGAAACGTTCGCATTGACTTCCATCGAGTGTAACTCAAATTCAAAACTTGCAAATTGTTTAGTGTCATTAACTTATCCTCTTTAATTTCGTACTGACTGCAACTTCGTCAGGTGATAAAAGTTTCTCATTCTTTCCTAATTGAATGCCTGCGTATGCGTACGACTTTGCAATATACGTACTACAAATCACTTCGTGTTTCTTTGGGAACCATCCAAACATCAACAACCCGACATTATACCAAACGCCTAAATTTTTGTGTGCCCAGTGAATTGCTTTTGCTTTCTGAACGAGTGTTGCTCTCTTTACACGATAGACTTCTAAAGCGTATTTCTTTTCTCGCTTATCCCAGTCACCTTTGACTAAATGTGTCTTAGGCCAAACTGCTTCAAGAACTAATTCTGGATCGGAGTCTACCATCATAACGTGACAGTAGTTTGATCGAGTGAACTTCTTTCGCATTATCCACTCACCAACTGCAATTAACTTATCGTGAATTGGACTTCTTAACGTCACACGACAAAGAATAATGTCACCAGGTTGCAATATCGACTGTTTGACCTTTTTCTTTCTCATTACACGAAGTACTCCGCAATGATGTAAACCGTACGAGGAGTTAAAGATGTTGTACCCTTCAATGTGATACGCAATTTCAATTGTGGAGCGAGTGCCATTGATTCAGCACTTATAAAAGGAATTTGTTGATTGGGTACTAAGTAGCAAGTATCAACGATACCAGGTACAACGACCATATCGTTTGCACCATAAAGTAAATCGACGGTAACGTTGTCGCCTGTCAAGATTGAACTGCAATAAAAGTAACCACCCTTTACATATACTTGAGTGTCAAAAGAAATGTCAATGTATGCCGTCGTTTGTGTTGCTTGCAGTGCTAACTGATACCCCTTGAAATGTTGAATAGTGTTAATTGGTTGGGGTGACGCTGATACACGTGTGGGTCTCCCCGCTCCTGCTTTGATTTCTAAAGGGGCGTTTGCTGTTGCTTTTAAATTTGTTTCGAAGTCATTTGCATCAGCACTACCAATTACCAAATTTGTTTGCCATGAAATTACACCTGCTTCAATAGCAAATAGAAAGTACGATGCACCTGTTTGAACATACTGAACTTGCAATGCTTTTGAAGTCAATCTAGATTTAAAATCACTATAAGATAAATCTATGTCCTTCATATTATTCCTCGGACCACAAAACAGTAACATTTACGATAGCGTTATTAACTCCAGAATCTAATGTAATCAACAAATTATTGTTGGCAGCAAGTCGAAATATAGACATATCTTTTTGTTCAGTAGGTACTCCAGCTGTTGCTGTTGACGCGTAAAGTAACGTACCGTTAGCAGAAACTGTAGGTGTCGTAAAGACTGTCATAGCAGACACTGCACCACTTCCAACTGATGTCGTATTTATAGTTGCAACAGTTCCATTTGCAGACGATGTAGGGTTTGCAAACAATTTCCAAAGAACGATGGCAGCAGAAGTACCTCCAGATGTGGTGTTGCTAGTAATTTCAATTTGTTGTAACACTAATGTTTTGCCTGAAGCACTAGGATTCTTAATGTAAACTGCTACGTTGTCTGCATTGGCTGGAGTAATAGTAAATGCTGATGCAACCATTCCAAAAGTATTGCCAGCTGCTGACTGTGCTTCCTTTGATGACAATGCATCGATCTTTGCATTAACAGCTGTAGGAGAAAATAATTGTGGTGCTGCAACTGCTTGCGATGCGTTCATCGTAACAGTAACTGTACCTGACGTAAACGCACTTGCTCTTAGTCGAATGTTTGTATAAGCTCCTACAGAAGGAACCCTATACGTTCCGTTAGCACTTACACCTGCAGTTGTTGACGCCCCTGAAGATGGGAAGATAGTTAAGTTGGTCCAGTTAGTGTTATCATCTGAACCTTCTGCAACAACTGTTGCAACCCATACGCCAGTTAAAGTGAATACAAGAGACCCGGTACCATTTAAAGTAGATACAACAGTACCATTTAATGCTGTAATGGTCCCTGAAGTTAAGATGTCTAAAGGAGTCTTAAGCGACGTTTGATCAGAAGCAATAGCAACAGGTAACGAATTTGCCATCGTCTTCTGTCCAACAGTAGGTGCTACAGAACCCATCCATGACTTTACGTTTTCGTCAAGAGCACTTGAAGTTGATGTGATTACGTTTCCAGATCCATCTTGAAGACGAACAGACCAGTTACCACTTTGAACAGCTGACACTACGTCAGCACTTGTTAAAGGTCTGATAATGATTCGTCCGTTTGAATCTAATTGTAGCGCTGACTGTTGTGTATTCGTTAATGTAGGTAGAGCAGTGTTAAACTGTCCACCCATCAACATTGAATTTGTAGCAACTGCACCTGGAGTTACAGGTCCGTCAGAGGTATCTTTTACGTTTAGAGTAATTGAAGACGTCTTGAGATTGATATCTAATGCTGCACCTGTTGAGGTGATTGCATTTCCTGATCCGTCTTGTGTTCGTGTTACCCAAATACCACTTTGTGTTGCCGGAATTGCTGATTGATCTGAAGCAATAACTACAGGGACTGAACTTGTCATTACTTTCTGACCAAGTGTAATTGCTGTTCCTGCGTTATCTTGAAGCTTTGCGAAAACTGTTCCTCGTAAGTTTCCGTTTGTCAGACTTGCGTCTGTAGAAGCGCCCGTAGGCAACGGTAGTGACTGAGCTGTATCAATTTCTAAGCGCCCAGAACTATCCGTCTTGAGAGACCGAGTTAGTCCTCCTCCATCAATACCTGCAATGAGTACTGGGTTCGTCTGCGGTGAACTTCCTGCAGTAACTCCGCCCGCCACTACAAAGACAGTGTCTGCCTGATGGATATCAAGTGCTTGTCGTCCATTGACGGCAGTACTTGTTACGCCTGTTCCTGAGTTGTCTTGTAACTGTGCTTTGACTACATCTGAATTTGTAAGAGCACGAATTTGACGAGGGTCGATTTGCACTCCTGCTACGTCGATTCCAATATCAAGTGCCCGTTGTCCGCCATTTACTTGCGAAGTTAAATTGTTTCCTGATCCGTCTTGGTTGCGTACGATCCATGTTCCACTTTGTGTAACTGCTCCAGAAATGACCCAAGGTGAAGTTCCTTGGTTTACAGTTAGTGTAGAACTCCCAGTGATGTTTACGTTTAATGATCCACCAGTTGAAGCAATAAGATTGCCAGAACCATCTCGAAGATCAACGTAAAGATTTCCTGCAGCGTCCACGTTGAACGTAATAAGGTTGCCACCATTAACACCACCGACCTGAGTTGTGTTAGTAGATGCTGCTCCACCTGCTGTTCCGCCACCTGTATTTGGGGGATATAAAGGCATGTTACGTTAGCTCCGTAATTCTTGCGTTTGCTGTTGCACTACCAATCCAAATACCATTGATTGCTCCAGTATAGATTGGAAGGGGTAATTCGTAATACCCACCTGCTGCAATTTGTGTGACAAAAACTGTAGCACTTGCGGCTACACCAAATGCAATGTAAAGTATAGCGTTGTTGTGCGTTGAATCATTAAAGATCATTGCCATCTTTCGACTTGTGTTAGATGCTAGTAATTGAACACTAGCAGCATTTCCAGCAACTGTTGATGCAGTAGCTGTTCCAGATGTTGGAACTACGTTCTGAGTAACATTGACATCTAACGCTTGTGCTGCTCCAACAACTGTTGATGTTAATGCGTTCCCAGAACCATCTAAGATCTTTGTCTTCTGAGTACCACCTGTTAAAGTAGCGTCTAAAGCTAATCCACCAGTTGTCCCAATGTTTGCTGTTACAACATCAGTTGAAGTAAGTAGTCGTATTTGTCTAGGGTCAATCTGAACTCCCGCAACGTCAATACCTACGTCAAGTGCTCTTTGTGCTCCACTTGCCTGTGTTGTTAAAAGATTACCAAGTCCATCTTGTGTTCTGACAGACCAGTTACCACTTTGAGTTGCAGCGATCGTTCCACTGACTGGTTGAGTAACACCTGAACCATCAACTAGCAATCTAGTTGCAGCAAATGTGAACTTGTCTAAATCTGCTTTGACTAATAATTGTGTTGCTTCTGTTGAAGCCCCAGTAGGTAAACTGATCGTTCCAGAAATTGAATCGATCTCTAATTGACCTGTTGTACTTGTTAAAATCTTTCGATCAGTTGTTCCATCGTTACCATAGATAAGAACGTTGTCCGTTGTATGATCTAAGTTAACGTTAAGAGTAACACCTGCGGCGATGTTGACATCGAGTGCTCTTTGACCACCTACAGCGGTTGATGTAACTACATTTCCTGCCCCATCAACGATTTGTGACTTCTGAGAACCATTGATCTGATTTGCAGAAGTACTTGCTCCAGTAGGAAGAGTAATTGTACCAGTGATATTGTTAATGTTCCAAGTACCACTTTGTGCTGCGCTTGTGATCCAAGGACTTGTTCCCTGGTTGACTGTTAGTGTTCCTGAAACAGGTTGAGTAACTTGGGAACCATCAACTATCAATCGTGTTGAAGCGAATGTAAACTTAGCAACATCAGTTAAGATGCTTTGCAATGTAGCATCTTTTCCAAGTCCCACATTATCTAATTGAATAGCTATGCGAGGTTCGTTGGTAACTGGTTGTTGTGGAATCGTATTTGCAATTTTTGAATCTTGCAAAGGCGTTCCAATATTTGTTGTGTTTGTTGCAATCTGTGCTGCTGTAACTTGAGTTGCTCTTGAAGAAAGAAGAACGTCTAAGTTATCAGTGTCTGTCTTAATCTGCGATAACGTTAATTGAGTTGCAGCACCAGTAGGTAAAGTAATTGTACCTGTGATATTGTTGATGTTCCAAGTACCACTTTGAGTAGCAGCAACGTTTCCTGAAATTGGTTGAGTGACACCAGAACCATCTACCAACAATCTTGTTGACGTGAAAGTCAACTGATTGGTTTTGGTTATGATAGTAGCAAGTGAACTATCTAATGCAAGTCCGTTTGTTGTTCCAATGTCTGCTGTAACAGTTCCGTTGACTGGTTGAACAGCTTGGAAGAAGGTTCCACTAACGGGTTGAGTGACAGCCGATCCATCAACCTTAAGAGCATTCGCAGCAGTAACCACGACTTGAATAGAACCATTCGTAAGTTGTACTTTCTGAGTACCACCTGTTAAAGTAGAGTCTAAAGCAAGACCGCCGGTTGTACCAATGTTTGAAGTAACTGTTCCGACAATAGGTTGAGTAACTTGAGAACCATTTACAATAAGTCTATTAGAACCGTCGTACGTTAAATTTGTAAGATCCGCACGGATACCAGCAAGAGTTGCTTCTGTTGCTGCTCCGGTGGGTAAAGGAAGGGATGAAACTGAAACTGGTTGAGTTGTTGTTCCTACAGGGTCAATACGAAGAGGGTTGGCAAGAGATCCAATTGAGTTGTTGCTGCCATCAACGATTCGTGCTCTGGTAATAAATTCACCAGCAGCATTGACATCACCAATGTACATTCCAGGTCCACGACCTTCTACCTGAACAAGTCCTACTGGAACAACTGGTCCGGTTGACGTAACTAGCAACTGTCCGTTGGCATCAAGTTTAATTGGGATGAACTGGTTAGTAGGTGTAACACCATACAAGATGGAAACAGGTATAGAGCTCTTTAGATCAGACGCGTCTAACGGTACGCCATATTGAGGAGGAATTACGTTCCCGCCTGGATTTGGATCAGTCATGGTTTACTTCCCTAATTTATGTAAGAGGTTATTTCGGAATTGTGTGTCTTTTGGATCTAGTTGATTGAAAATCTGTTGGAGTAGAGGGCCGTCGTTACACTCTTTGATAAATCGAAGTTTGAGAAAATAACGTAGTTTGTTAAAGTCTGCGGCAGTCTTGACGCTGCCCAAATCCATATTGTTATTTTCTTGTGCCTTTTGCAACTCTACTAATGAGGGCGCAGGAACTCCTGGTACTGGTAAGTTCTGTGGTTCTGGAACTGGTAACCCAACAGTCGGAGTCAACACTGGAGGGCTTTGTACTGCATGCACGATAACTGGTGCAACTACAACTGGTACTTCTTTTACTACTGGTTTTATTGAATCATCTTCTGCTACAATGTTACCCGATTTAAGATGTCGTCCAAGATCGCCTACGATCAAAGACTTTTTGACATCCATCGGATCAAGAATATCGAGTGGGATGTAATCCCCTTGCTTGACCTTTAAAGGAAGCAAATAACCTGTTGAGTACTTAATCAACAAGTCTTGAAATTTCAGTCCGTCATGTCCACCAAAGGACACTACTTTGTATCGTATCGCCATATCGTTTCGGAACCTAAAAAGAGAATAGGGTAGGAGGTTTTAATTCCTACCCTATCATTTACATATTGTTTAGACGGTGAACGTAGTTGTGTCTACCGTTGATGTTTGTGATAACGACCCATCAGCAATCAATAGATGCAATGTTGGTTGAATTGCTTCTAGTTGATCTGGAGTAATGTTTCCTAGCAATGTAACTGTTGTGCTTGCTGGAACTACTACAGGTGCGTGATTTGCATCATACCCGGGAATTGGAAGGGTAATTGGTACTAACAAGTTGTTATGTACGCCATTTGTTATAAGCATTGTTTCTCCTGAGTTGGTTTATAGTCACTCTCTAACGACTATTAGAATACGAACCCACTCGAATCAACGCACATCATTTCTTTTTAGTCTTTTACTAAAATCACTTGTGTCTCTACATAGATATCAAGAAGTATGATATAGAACATTTTGAGATTTCAATGAGTTTAGTAAAAGACCGTTGTTACTCTTCCAGCACAGTCCTTTCGGAGTTAGCCTACTCAAATAACAACGGTCCTTCAAAGCTTTACAGCCTTGACTTTAGCTAATGGTGATCTTTACGATACCTTTTGCCCATCGAATCAAGAATCCGATATCTTCCCAGATTGCAAATACGTCTGCCATTTGGTTGACATCCTTCAAGGTTTCGACTGACACGTCAGTACGTACAGCCAAGACACCAAGGTAGTCAGCAGGAGCTAGAACATATACGTTCGCCGAAGGAACTACGATCGACTCTAGGACGTCACATCCCCAGATGCTTCCTACTTTTCCGGCCTTCATAGCCTGGTCTTGGAAGTTAGGTGCGAAAATACCAGCTCCGCCCGTTCCAGCCGTTGTGGTATTGAACAACATCAAGTCCTTAGTTCGAAGAGGGTTCAAATAAATCTTTGAAGCCACCAAGAGTTTAGAACGAAGTGTTACGATACCTTCGACTAGTACTTCCATTGACAACTTACCGGTATCCGTTAGGACCGTTGGGTTGTTTGTTGCAGCCGACGTTCCAGCCAATCCAGCTTCTGGTGACTGATTCGTTAGGCCTGAGGCGAAATCAATTAGATTGAACCCCTTTGTGTCTTCTTGGAACATGATCGAAGCCTTCGCACGTTCTTGAGTTCTGTTAAGAATATCATACTTGCGGAAGTTTGATTCGTTCCATCGAATTGCAGGTCTAACAGCGATCGGTGAAGTTTCCACTCGAATACGATCTGCTAGGACTTCCAACTGTCTAGGCAATCCTTCTACCGAGATAGCTGCTGCGGGTACATCTACATCAGCGTCGAACACGGCTTCTTCACCTAGTGCGAGCTTGTAGGTCTGGAAAAGCTGACGAATGCGACCTTCATACAAAAGATCTCGCTTTAAGGGCGATAGCATTTGCTGAGCGATCTTCTGCAAACCACCAGGGCTTTGCATCAAACGCGTTAACTTTTCTTCAACTTGGGCAGCTGTGACATGAACTCCAGGTGTGCTGTAGATCTGGTCATCAGCTGGTTTTTGTTCCATCTTTTCCATCTGTTTGTCTCCTTGAGAATAATGTACAAGTCACTCTCGCGAGTGATCATGTTTAAAACGTTTTACTTCTGTAAAGGTTCTGTTCTAGTTTATAGAGTGAACTTTACGCGAAGGGTTGTTGTACCAGGTCCTGCTACGTCGAATGCTGTTACGCTTCCGACCTGAACAGGTGCCGTGGTTGTTGCAGCGCTGGAAGTAATCTTTCCACTTGCATTCGTGTACACAGGTGCGTTTAGCGCATATGTGACCGTATTGTCAAAGGGAAGACCATGCCCGTCATCATACAATTCTAATTCTGAACCGTTGATGTAAGCTCCGACCAATCCACCTCTTGCGAAGTTCGTGTAGTCGTATCCTTGTCCTGCTGTCAAACCACTTGGTGATGCGAGCGGTAGAATCGATGTCGATTCAGCTGCGACTCCGTACGGAACAGCGGCGCCAGTAGCGTCTGCGTAAGGTTGAACATGGCTTGCGTCAAACCACGACAAAACTTCGCCGGCGATAATAACTACACCAGTCTTAGGAAGTGCACCCTCGGATCGATTTACTGTGTGAATCTGTCTAAGTGCCATTTATGTCTCCTTGGTTGCTTCTAATTAGTAGATTTGTTTTTAACGTTTCGTTACTTTCTCTTTTCACCTGCAATTGTACACTACTAGTACAATTCGGTAGCTCGCTTATCTTTCAACCTTTTAATCTTTTAGACTTTTCAGTCGAAATTATTTTCCCTTCAACGTCCCCATGGACGAGAAGATAGAGCGAATGTCTTCTTCCATACTCGTCTCAGCACTCCAATCCATCTTTGTGCTTAGAGTAGGAAGTCTTGAAGCTGATTTCTGTACAGCTGTTTTCTTCACTGCTTCAACTGACTTTGCAAAAGCTTCTAATGAGTTGTCGTCCATTGCGATCAATGCTCTAATCTGAGCGTTGATAGCGTGAACCTGACTCATATGTCGTGCGTCTAATAACTTTGCGCCTTTGGCTAGTTCAGTTGCGATGTCGTCTTCATTGACATCCAACATATCCTTAGCTAACATTGTCTCAATGATCTTCTGACACTTTTGCTGTCGTGCGTTAAGAGATGAAGCAAACTTGCCAGCGTTCAACTTTGATTCTGCTGTCTTCAAAGCTTCTTCTCTCTTCTTAAGCTCTTCAGCTTGTTTTGTCAATTCAGCTTTCTGAGAAGCGAATGCCTCAGAAGGGAACTCATCAGATTTTTCTTCCTTTGGTTTGTCTTCTTTTTCTTCCTTAGGTTCTTCTGATTTCTCTTCCTTTGGTTCTTTCTCTGACTTCTCTTCTGCTGGTTTGTCATCTTTCTTAGGTGGGAATTCTTTCTTCTCACCTTCAGGTTTGATGTTCATGATCTCTTGAAGCAACTTCATAACGGTAGGAACATCATCACCAAATCCATCTGGCAATCTCTTTACTTCCTTGCCGTCCTTCATAACAATAATTTCTTTGGTCTTGAGATCTTTCTGTGCTTCATAGTTCTCACCAAGCATTATCTTGTCTTGAAGTTTGTCAAATACACTA